CATCCTCGTCCCGAGGAAGCCGTCATGAGCCGCCGCGTACCCGCCAAGCCGTCATGTTTCTATTGCCCGCATTGCAGATCTGAAATCCCCTTGTCGTGGGAAGCGCTGCAACCGGGAGAGCGCGCCGCTGTCGTTACTGTCTCGTGCCCGATGTGCGGCGACAGCGTGCGGGTCAGGGTGAGGCCGGAGAGAGAGGCCGAGGCCGCGCGGTGACCCGCCTCCGCGAGCTTCGCCAGGCCCGCGGGTGGAGCCGTCTCGAATTGGCGCGACGCGCCGGGGTGTCCGAATGGACGATTTGGGCGATTGAGCAGGGCCATAGCGCCGGCCGGGCGGATACGGCGAGGAAGATTAGCCGCGCCTTCGGACTCAAGCCGAAGTCGATATTCCCGGCGGCGACTGAGCCCGAGGACGTGATCGAGCGCCCCTCCCAGGATCGCGCGACGTGCTTCTGCGGCCGGGTAATGTTCGCCGTGAAAATGATCCACGTCGTCAACGCGCCGTCCTACGCGGGGCGGCATTGGTGCTCCGAGGCGTGCTTGGAGGCGGATATCAGGACGCGCCCCTGTGCCGAGGGGACGTGTGGCTGCCGGGACGGACGGCATCTGCCTGAGTAGTGTTCAAAAGTTGAACATCGGGGAGTGTTCAGAAATTGGAATTTATTTCGAGGGGTGGGCTTGACATTGGTGCCATAATATAGTATATTATTGGTGAGGATAGAAATGAGAAACCAAAGCGACACGGCCGGGACCTCGGGGGCGAGCCGGGAGGGGATGGAAATGGCAAATGGTATCATGTTGATCGACGCGGGAGGCGAGATCAAGGGCCGGTACTGCGAGGGGTGCCGGAGGGCGGCGGTGAGCGCCAACAATGAGCTCCCCGCCGAGGAGAGGCTGGAAATCGTCCCCAATGATCGCAATGGCGAGACCTGCGATAGGTGCGGCGAGGTCGAGGAGGACTAGCACCGCTGCGGCCGGGCATGCACAGGGCGCCCAGGGGCTACGAGCACCCGTGGCTTGCCGTCACGAAAACCGAAACTATCGGTTGCTGGACGCGGGAAGAGGCGCGGGCGGAACTGTGCGAGGCGCGGGCCTGTGGCAGAGGATAGAGAAATGAGAAACGAAACAACGACGGCCAGGGCGCTGGAGATGGTGCGCAGCATGCGGCTCGAGATGGAGAGGATCAACCGCGACGCGGCGCGTGAATGGTGCGTGCAACACGATGGAGGGGTGCGCATTCGGGTTGTGTGGGAGCCCGGGGATAGCCCGTGGCATACCGTCAGGAAGCCCGACTGGGTGCTGAAGATTCTGCGCGCCACGCCGGCCACAGCCGATGTCCAGCGCGCTTTCGAGGTGATCGAATCCGCGTTCGCCGGGCGGACACATGGCGGATGCCCAGGGGAGACGAGATGATTAAAAATCGCGAGGCGTTGAGGCGAGCGCTTTATGCCAATCCGAACGGAGCAGAGCCGGGGGCTTGGCGGGCAGCCAATTGGTTTGCCGGGGGATTTGATCGCGTTCGGGAAATCCTCCTGGGACATGGCGTAACCGGGGATAATGTCGAGGAGTTGGCTGACCTGAGGCCCCTCGGGGGCATCCGGTTTGACCCTGATGACCTGGTTAATTTCTGCCGCCGCATCCTCGCAGGGGAGGCCCCCGCGCATTCGTTCCCAGGAGGTGAGCCCCACTCCCGCGGCCGGAGCGTGTATCTCTCAGATGCGCTCTGGGCTGAGGCCGAGACCCGCGCCAGGCGCGACGCCCGGTCCATTGCCTACGTGATCTCCGCCGCCCTCCGCGCCTACCTCAAGCAGTAATTTCCCGCCTCTCCCCACGCCCCGGGCCTCCCGCCCGGGATTTTTATTTTGCACAAGTTTTTGAGCATTGGGATCAATCCCAAGGTTTGAGACTTTTTTTTTGATCTGTCCCACGATAGGGGCGTGGGCGACCTCTCAGAGCATTTCAACGAGGCTGAATTCCGCTGTCGGGATGACTGCGAAAAGGTCCATGTAGACCCGCGCCTCATAACGCTCCTAGAGCGGGCTCGCTCGATTTGGGGTCGCCCCATCACCATCGCTTCCGGGTATCGTTGCCCGGCTCATAACGCCGCGGTTGGCGGAAAGCCAACCTCCGCACACCTGACCGGGGAGGCCGCTGATATTGTTTGCACCTTCTCGCAGGATCGTTTCGATCTACTCCGAACGTTCATCGCGCTTGGAGTGGTCCGGATCGGCATCGGAAAGAATTTCCTCCATGTGGACGTGAGCACAACCCTGCCTCAGCGCGTCGTCTGGCTCTATGGGGAGGGTGAGGCATGATCTGTCAGACCCGCTTCAAGGTCGCCATCGTCGGCCTGCTCATCGGGCTCCTCGAGGGCCTGCTGACGGCCATCTTCCCGGCTTTCCCGGTGATCGCCACTTTCAGTTTTCAGGGAACGATCATCACCGGTTACTTCACGCTCAAGACCGTGAACAACGTCAAGCGCGAGAAGTTCAACGCCGAGGCGCCCGAGCCCGGAGGCCAGGGATGAAGGGCAAGCTCATCGCGGCCGTCGGGCTCACGGCGATCGCCGTGGTCCTCGTCCTCATCGCCGCCCGTTCCTGCCGGCCGCCCGGGCCCCAACCCGACCCGCCCAACCCGCAACTCCCCGGCGTCACGGTCCAGCGCGAGACCTACACGCCGCCTGTTGTGCGGCTCCCGTTCAGCAAGGCCAAGCCGCCTGTCCCGGTCGAGAAGCTTCCGATCCCCAAGCGCGACGTCGCCGCCAGCGTGACGATCGCCACACCCCCCCAAGCGCAGGGGCGGATCTCTCTCGTCGTGGACAAGAAGGGGGAGATCCGCCCCGTCGAGGCGCCGCCCGGCACGACGATCACGATTACGAAATGGCGCGCCCCGCTCCTGAGCCTGGGCCATCACTTCAGCCTCGGCGTCGTCTACTGCGAGCGCCCGGCGCTCGTCCTCAGCTACGACCCGGTCCGGATCTGGCGCTTCCGGCTCGGCCTGGATGCCGGGGTTTACACAGACTGGAAGACGGCCTTCGCCGGCGCGTCGATCAAGCTCCATGCGTTCACGCTGGAACCCCTGGGCCTCAAACTCCACGCCGTCGCAGGCTACGAGGTTCTCAAGCGGCGAATCTACGTCGGGGGAGGGATATCTCTATGACGCCCGCCCAGCCCGATAAATGGGAAGCCTTCGTCGAGCAGATCAACCTGGCGCCGGAGCTCCCGGAGAAGTTCAACCTCCTCGCGATCATGGTCCGCATGCTGGCGACGAATGACCTGAACTGCATGGAAGGCCGGATCGACGCCCTGAGCCGGAAGTTCGACGCCTGCATGAAGAAGATCTATGTCGTCGGCGTCATCGTGGCGTCCATGATTTTCCTCGGGCTCGATGCCAAGAGCATCCTCGAATTCATTTTGAAGATCGTGAAATGAAGATCCTCAAGGTCCCGATCTCCTCCGTCATCCCCTGGGATAAGAATCCCCGCGGGATCCGCGTGGAGGACTTCGAGCGCCTGAAGAAGCAGATCCAACGCCTCGGCGTCTACAAGCCGCTCGTCTGTTTCCCGGCCGGCAAGAAGTACGTCGTCCTCGGCGGGAACATGCGGATCCGTGCCCTGCAGGAGCTCGGCGTCAAGGACGTCGAGATCTCCATCGTCACGCCCAAGAGCGAAGCCGAGAAGATCGAATTCGCGCTCTCCGACAACGACCGGGCCGGCTACTACGAGGAGGAGCAGCTGGCGGAGCTCATCCTCCCTCACCTTAAGGAACTCGAGCTCGCGGATTTCAGGATCGACGTCGGCCACCAGGTCGACCTCAAGGGGATCCTGGAGAAGTTCGGCCCCGACCTGAATCCGTCCGAGAAGGAATTCGACGAGACGCTTGAAACCAGGAACGAGTGTCCGAAGTGCGGGTACAAATGGTGACCGGACCGACCCTTGTCTCGACCTTCGCCGGCTGCGGGGGGAGTTCTCTCGGTTACCGGTGGGCCGGATATCGGGAGCTCCTGGCGATCGATTTCGATAAGAACTCCGTCGAGACCTTCAAGCTCAACTTCCCCGAGGTCCCGATCTGGAACAAGGACATCAAAACCGTCTCGGGATCCGAAATCCTCAAGACCTGCCGCTTGAAAAAGGGGGGCCTCGATCTCCTGGACGGCTCGCCGCCCTGCCAAGGATTCTCGACGGCCGGCCGGCGCCAGGTCAACGATCCCAGGAACGACCTTTTCCAGGAGTTCGTCCGGCTGATCGAGGAGCTCGCCCCGCGAGTGTTCGTGATGGAGAACGTTTCGGGCATGGTCAAGGGCCGGATGAAGGGGTGCTTCATCGAGATCACGAAGACTTTGAAGGCGCTTCCGTACCGGGTCAAATGCAAGCTCATGGACGCCAAGTTCTACGGCGTCCCTCAGTCGCGTCAACGCCTTATCTGGATCGGGATCAGGAAAGACATCGGCCAGGATCCCACCTTCCCAACCCCGCTGCGCCGCGTCATCCCGGTCAAGGCCGCGCTGAAGGGGCTCCCGGTCGACTCCTCGAGGACGCTCAACGACCTCGGGCTCGAGGTTTGGAAGAGGTGCCAGCCCGGGGACGCGCTCGACCGCTATCACCCGAAAGGATTCTGGTTCAACGGCAAGAAACTCCACCCGGACCGCCCTAGCCTGACAATCGACAAGATGGTCCTCCCTTCGGGGGGCGGGGGATTGTTCCACTGGCAGCATCCGCGGTGCATGAACATCGCGGAGCTGAAGCGCCTCTCCACCTTCCCCGATGACTTCCAGTTCATCGGCAAGTTCAGGGAGCAGTGGGCCAGGATCGGGAACGCTGTCATGCCGAAGTTCATGGAGGCGATTGCTTCCCACATCAGGAAAACCGTGCTGGATCAGAAATGAAAGTCCCCATCGTCACGTTCAAACAGTCCGTCAAGAGGGACCAGCTCAACCTCGAGAAGGTCGAGGTCATCGCGAGCATGGGACTGACCGACGAGCAGATCGCTGTCATCCTCGGTATCAGTCCCCGGACCCTGAATTACTGGAAGAAAGACCCCGCCTTTTTGCAGTCCCTAAAAAGGGGAAAGCTCAAGGCCGATTTCCGGGTTATTCAGAGCCTGTACCACAAGGCGATCGGCTATGAGGCGGTCGATAAGAAAGGGTCCAGGATTCAGGTGCCCGGGGACACGACCGCGATGATCTTCTGGCTGAAGAACCGACAGGCGGATAAGTGGCGCGATCGGCAAGAGGTCGATGCCCCAGGCGTCGAGAAAGCCCTCTATGAGCTCTCCAATAAATTCCTTCCCGTCGTTGGGGCGAAGAAACGGAGCGATGAACCGAAATGAAACGGCTGCTCGCGACGCTCGCGCTCATGGGGCTCGCCATGAATAGCCCCGCCGCGGCCGCGGACCGCGTCCGCGTCAACCTGAACCCGATCCTGAACCATAGGCACACCGCCCTCTTCCAGTCCGCGGATCCGGAGCTCCAGGTCTTCGGCGGAGCCGGCGCCGGCAAGTCCTACTCGATCGCGGACAAGCTCTTCGTGCAGGGGATCCTGAATCCGACCGAGCGCCAGAAGATCGTCGTCGTCCGGAAGACCCTGGCCAGCATCCGCAAGACGACCCTCGACATCATCGAGCGCCGGGCGGAAGCCCTGCACCGTCCTTTCGTCCTTGACCGGAGTTCTTGGACGGCGCGGTGCGGGAATCAGACCTGGGTCTTCACGGGGATGAACAACCGCGAGGACTACCAGAAGATCAAGTCCCTGACGGACGTGAATTTTATCTGGGCCAACGAGCTGACGGAGTTTCGCGAGGAGGACTACAAGGAGCTCGGCCTCCGGCTCCGCGGAGCCCGCGGCACCGGGAAGTATGCCTTCCGGCAGATCATCTCGGACTTCAACCCCATCGGCAAGACGAGCTGGGTCCATGACCGCTTCTGGGTCCGCCTCCCTCATGCCGCCCGGAAGCTCCGGTACACCGTCCTCGACAACCCCTGGGCTGAGCCCGAATACATCGAGCGCCTTCGGCAGACCGCCAAGGATGACCTGAATTTCCACAGGATCTACTTCCTCGGCGAGTGGGGCGAGATCGAAGGCGTCATCTTCAACTGGGACGTCGTCCCGCTGCCGGACATCGCTTTCGACGAGATCTTCTACGGCGGCGATTTCGGCTACTCGATCGACCCGGCCGGCCTGGTCCGGATCTACCGTAAGGCCGACGAGTTCTGGCTCGAAGAGCTCATCTACAAGACCGAGCTCACGAACCCCATGCTGGCCATCGAGGCCGTGAATGCCGGCATGCCCGCGGATGCCTCCTCGTACTGGGACTCGGCCGAGCCGAAGAGCATCAAGGAGCTCTGCGACAACGGGCTGAACGCCCTGCCCGCGGAGAAGGGTCCGGACAGCGTTCGCGCCGGGATCGACTACCTCAAGGCCCGGAAGATCCATATCGTCTCCGGACCGGGCGAAAAGCATAGCTCGCCGAATCTCATCAAAGAACAGCGGTCTTACGTCTGGAAGAAGAACAAGGACGGGAAGCCGCTGCCCGAGCCGATCAAGTTCAACGACCATCTCATGTCGGCGGCCAGGTACGGGATCTTCACCCACTGCAACGCCGTCCTGCCGAATATCAGGAGCCTGCGCTCATGAACATCGTCGCCAAGCTCAGGAAGGCTATGTCGGGCATCGACAACCCGCTCCGGCGGATCATCCTCTTTGGCCTCGCGAAGATGGCCCGCTGGACGCCGGCCGACTACGCCGCGCTCAGCAAGGCCGGGTATGAGAACTGCATCACCGCCTACGCCTGCATCAACTACGTCTGCCGGGCCGCGGCCGGCATCGAATGGACCGCGACCATCGGTAAGAAGGACGCCCCCGACCACTCCATCCTCAAGCTTATGGCCAGGCCGAATGACCAGGAGGGCCGGCGGGCCTTCATCTATCGGGGCTTCGCGTCCCTGCTCATCAGCGGCAACCGCTACATCATGGCTGGCCGGATCGGAAGTCAGCCTCCGCTCTCCCTGTGGGTCCCCCGGCCAGACCAGATGCAGATCGTCCCCGGCGGAAACCGCGGACAGCTCATCGAGCGGTACGAGTACGGCAAGACGGGTGATCCCTTGAAGATTGACCCGTCACTCATCATGCACACTCGTCTCTTCCACCCGACGGATGACTGGTACGGCCTGTCTCCCTTGAGTGTTGCGAGCCATGCGGTCGATATCTCGAACATGGCCAATGAATGGAATATGCGGCTCCTGCAGAACGACATGAGGCCGCCCGGGGCCCTGACCACCGAGGGCAAACTAGATCAGACGACGTTCGATCGCCTCAAGGCGATGATGAAGAACGAATGGTCGGGCTACGAGAACGCCGGCGTGCCGCTTCTCCTCGAGGGCGGGTTGAAGTGGATGAACTTCATGCTCACCGCCAAGGAGATGGACTGGCTCAACACGACGAAGGTCACGAAGCGCGACATCTGCACGGTCTACAACCTGGACCCATGCCTCATCGGGGACAACGAATACGCGACCTACTCCAACAAGGTCGAGGCCCGAAAGGGAGCCTACGAGGACGTCATTATCCCGTTCATGGAAGAGTTGCGGGACGAGCTCAACGCCTGGCTCGCTCCGATGTACGAAGGCGAACTCCGGCTTGATATCAACCGCGATCGGATCCCGGCCCTGCAGGAGAGCAGAGAGAAGCAGTACACGTACCTCTCGGGCACCTGGTGGCTGCGGATCGATGAACTCAGGAAGCTAACCGGTCAAGACCCGGTTGGCGGACCGGAGGGCGAAGCTATTTTGATTCCGCTCGGCAAGATAAGGCTTCAGGAAGCCATAGCAGAAGAGGCGGAGCCCGAGGATCCCGATAGGGATCCCGACCAGGACAACCCCGACGACCAGGGCGATGACGACCAGGATGAGGACGCTGGCGCCAAGGCTCGCCTGATGCGCCTGGAAGGCCGGAAAGCCCTCCCCCAGGGGAAGTCCTTCTGGGCCGCCCCGGAGCGCAAGGAGCGGCTCTGGAAGGCCTTCGAGGGCCGCGTCAAGGCCCGGGAGAAGTCCTTCGAGCCGATCGCCAAGGCCTACCTCCGCCGGCAGGCCGAGGACGTGAAGAAGCGCGCGGCCCGGGCCGGATCCCTGGCCGAGCTCCAGGCCGCGGATCTCCTGGACCTCAAGGCCGAGGCGAAGGCATACGTCAAGGCGTTTTGGCCCTGGTACCGCGACCACTTCATCCGGGCCGGGAATGCCGGCATGAAGGCGTCCAAGGGCGAGCTCTTCAACGACGCGGAATTCAAGGCCGATGATCCGACGTCCTGGGTCTTTGAGATGACGCCGGAGCAGGAAGCGATTCTCCGCGAGATGGTCTTCGAGTCGGGAACCGAGGTCAACAAGACCGCACTCGAGGAGATCTTCAAGGTCATCAAGGACGCGAACGCCGGCAACCTGACGGTCGACGAATTCGCCCAGCAGATCTACGAGAAGCTCTCCGATTTCTCGCCCTGGCGCGCGCGCCTGTGGGCGAGGACGGAATCGGCGAAGGTCGACAACTTCGGCCAGGTCCAGGGCTACAAGGAAACCGAGTTCGTCGAGAAGAAGGGCTGGATGTGCTCGTTCGTCCCGGAGTCACGCGAGGCTCACATGGCCGCCGACGGCCAAGAGGTCGGGCTCGACGAGGACTTCGTGCTCAAGAACGGGACCCGGCTGGCCTACCCGGGCGACCCCGCGGGCGATCCGGGCGACGTCTGCAACTGTCTCTGCGGGACCTACCCGGTCGTCGGGGAGCCCAGCTAAGGGAGATCGACATGGCGAAGAAGCTCGAGACCAAAGACTTTGAATTCAAGTTCACGCTGGGCGACTCGGAGGCCGAGTCCGGGACCTTCACCGGCTACGCTTCCATCTTCGACATGGTGGATAGCTATGGGGACGCCGTGGTCAAGGGTGCCTTCAAGCGCACGCTGAAAAACAAAAAGGAATTCCCGCTCCTCTGGGGCCACGACATCCGCGAGCCCATCGGGGTCATCTCCGGGGTCGAGGACGAGAGGGGCCTTTCGATCACGGGGAAGCTCAACCTCGACGTCCAGCGGGCCCGGGAGATCCGCTCGCTCATGGCCCAGGGCGCCGTCAAGGGCCTGTCTATCGGGTACAACGTGGTCAAAGAGCTCGTCGACAACGAATCTGGCATTCGGCATCTCAAAGAGATCAACCTCTGGGAGATCTCGCCCTGTGTCTTCCAGGCCTGTCCTGAGGCCGAGGTCGACGACGTAAAAAGCAAGCAGCCGGGTGTGGAACCGGGGAAACCCACTCCTACGATCAATCCGGAGATCCTCCACTTGATCGACGACACGATCGCCCGGATCAAATCTTATCTCGCATCCTGAAAGGAGAACTCATGGACGAGATGGAAAAGAAAGTCAAAGAGCTGAACGACCAGGTCAACTCCCTCGTCTCCGGACTGCAGGCCAAGCAGACGGAGTTGGAGAAAGGCCTGACCTCGAAGGCATCCTTCGAGGAGTTCAAAACCAACATCGAGACCCGGTACGCGGAGCTCAGCGCCGCGCTGGTCAAGCTCCAGCGGCCGGGTGCGGAGATCCCCTCGGAGCCGGACAAGCGGGCCGCCTTCCACAAGGCCGCCAACATCAAGTTCTGGCGAAAGGGCGGGGGCGAGCTGACGCCAGAAGAGACCAAGGTCATGACGATCAGCGACCTGACCACCGGCGGCTACCTGGCCGCCCCGAACGAGCTGATCAAGGAGATCCTGGCCAACGTCACGGAATACAGCCCGATCCGCGCCTTGGCCCGGGTCATCCCGACCAACGCGCCCGGAGTCGACTGGCCGAAGAAAACGGGTACCTTCGCGGCCTACCGGACGACCGAGATCGGCACCCGAAACGAGACCACGGGCCTGACCTTCGGGCTCGAACAGATCACGGCCCCGGAGATGTACGCCCTGGTCAAGGTCTCCAAGCAGAACCTCGAGGACTCCGGATTCCCCCTGGAGTCGTTCATCTCCGCCGAGGCCGCCGAACAGTTCGGGGTCAAGGAAGGAACCGAGTCGATCCTGGGAACCGCCGCGGCCGGCCAGATGGAGGGCATCCTGACCAACCCCAGCGTCACCGGCTTCACCGGCGTGACCACCTCCGGGAAGATCCTGGCCGACGACCTCAAGAAGGTCTTCTACTCGCTCAAGGACGTCTACGCCAAGAACGCGACCTGGATCTGGCAGCGTACCTCGACCCTGGCCATCAGCCTGCTCAAGGACACCGTCACCGGGAACTACCTGTGGCGGCAGGGCCTGGCGGACAGGGATCCGGCGACCGTCCTGGGACGGCCTTATGTCGAGTGCCCGGACATGCCGGCCGAGGCGAACAGCGCCAAGGCCGTGGCCGTCGGAGATTTCAAAAAGGGCTACGCAATCATCGACCGGCTCGGCATGGAGACCCAGCGGCTGGTCGAGAAGTACGCCGAGCTCGGCCAGGTCGGAATCCTGTTCCGGCGTCGCGTCGGCGGTCAGGTGGTCCTCCCCGAGGCCATCAAGATTCTCACGCTGAAGGCGTAAGGCCCGAAGCGGAAGGAGGTAACCAGTGAAAGACCTGTTCCACAATTTCCTCCCGGTCAAGTCGATCGACCCGATCGTCGGCAAGACCACTTCCAACGGCACCGGCGTCGGGGCCGACCTGGTCGGCTTCGAGGGCGCCCTTATGCTGGCCCACGTCGGTCAAAGCGGCGACACGCTCTCGGGCTCGGTCTATATGACCGTCAAATTCCAGGAGAGCGACGTCCTGGGGTCCGGCTACGTGGACATCGCGGCCGCCGACCTCATCGGTGGAGCCAACGCCGTCGCCATCGACGCCGCGGCCGAGGACGAGGTCATCGTCCAGCGGAGCTACATCGGCGCCAAGCAGTTCGTCCGGGTCCTCATCGAGTTCACCGGCACGCACACCAACGGGACGCCGATCTCGGCGGTCATCATCAAGGGCTTCCCCCGGCACGCGCCCGCCGCGTAAGGCTGAACCGAAAGCATGAGCATGCAGAGGGGGCTCGGAAACCGGGCCCCCTCTTTTTTCAAACCTATCAAGCACGAGACGGCAAAGGTGGAGACCATGAGAGTCAAGCTCAACATCGATTACTTGGTAGCCCTGGATGGGATCCGGCTGACGTCTTTCCAGGCCGGCCAGGAAGCGGACTTCCCGGTCTCGATCGCCCAGGCTCTCCTCGAGGACGGGCGGGCGAGCCTGCCGGCGGCCGCGAAGATGGAGCTCGGGTCGCCCGAGGACAAGATGCTCGACGGGCCCGGCGCGAACAAGGCCGGCGCCAGGAAGGGCGGCCGGAGGAAATAAATGGCTCTCCTCGCGAGTTCGCTCATCACCGTCGCCCAGCTCAAGGCGTACCTCCTCGCTTCCGGCCTGGCGGCGGCCGAGGTACAGCACGACCCGTTATTCGAGATCCTGATCGACGGGGTCTCGTCCGCGTTCGACGGGGCGGTCGGGCGCGCGCTCGCGAAGACGACCTACACGGCCGTCTATTTCGACGGGAATGGCAAGGAGGACCTGGTCCTGCCGAATTATCCCGTCATCTCGATCACCTCGATCGAGGAAGACGGGGATGCTCTGACGGAGGGCGAGGACAACGATTATCAGATCTACGCGGCGAGCGGCATCCTGAAACGAAATACAGGTGCCTGGCTCAAGGGATCGAAAACAATCAAGCTCACATACATCGCCGGCTACACCGTCCAAGGCGCGACGCTCGTGGCGGGGGAGATCGCGTTGCCGGCGGATCTCAAACTCGCCTGTATGATCCAGGTCGCCCGGGAATGGAAGAAGGCCCAGGGCGCGGAGTGGGGCGAGACATCCAGGAGCTTCCAAGACGGCTCTCGCTCGTTTGTCGAGAAGGGTCTGCTGAAGGAGGTCGAGGACGTCCTGGCCCGCTATCGGAGGGATTTCCTGTGAGCTTCACCGCGGATTTCACGGACGCTTTCCTCAAGACCGCGATGGTGAAGAACGTCCCGCGGGCGACGAAATATCAGGCCACGTCCTGGTCCTCTGAAACACTCCGGCTGCTGAAGCGGTCGGCGTCCGACATGCAGAAATCCGGGCAGGGTCGGAAGACCTCCCAGCTCGCGCGGAACACCGGCCAGCAGATCACGATCGACGACAAGGGTTTCAAGATCCTCCTCGGGACCGGCGTCGGCGGAACCCAGTCCGTGAAGTACGCCAGGATTCAGGACCAGGGCGGCGTGACCCACCCACGGGTCACCGACAAGATGCGCAAATGGGCCTGGGCCATGCACTACGCGATGTTCCCGCGCGAGATCCGGGGGATGGGCCTCCGGGGGCGCGAGCGTAAAGGCGCGCAGATGACCTGGAACAATTCCAATTTCTACAAGGGCATCGCGCTCACGAAGAAGTCCACCCTCACGGTCAACATCCCGGCCTCAAACTGGTTCACCGGGGTTATCGGCGCCCGGGAGCCGATCCTGTCCGAGATGATGAAACCGGAGGCGGTCCTTCAGGTCGCGGAGCGCATGGTAGGAGGGACGACTTGACGACACCCGCCGCTGAGCCGCTGAGGCAACAGGTCGTCGACCGCATCATCACCGTCCTCGAGACGATCACAGCCGGCGCGGATTTCTGGGCCAAGCCCCAAGTCGTGCGCCGGGCGATCGATCCCAAAGAGGCGGCGACCTTCCCCGTCTATGGCGTCTTCACCGGCGACGGGCAGGATCCCGAGGAGCGGAACGGCGAGTACTCGGAGGAGTTCGAGGTCGTCGTCAAGGGCATCGTCCAATCGACGACGGACACCGTGCGCGCGCAGGAGCATGCGATCGCGGACATCCGCAAAGCGATCGACCGGGACTCGCGGCTCGGCACGGCCGGGGCGCTGGGGGCCCTGACGGTTTCAACGAGGATCGGGAGGAGTGCCACGGACGAGGGCGACAACATCCGGGAGGGCCTCGGCTACTTCGCGCAATGGATCAAGGTTCGGATATTCGGCGACCCGTTCGCCATATAGGAGGAGTCATGGTCATCACTTGGAAAGGATCGGCAACCCACACGGACCGGGGCCTCGTCAGGCCCGGGGACGTTATCGACACGGCCGAGCGAGGATTCCCGGGCGAGGCCGTCAAGGTCTGGATCCGGGACGGCGACGCCGTCGAGGTCAAGGCGGAGGCGCCGGCGCCCGCGCCCGCGGGGCCGCGCCTGGTACGGAAACGGAAAGAGGCATAGGAGGCCAACATGGGAGACATCGAACGTAGGCTCAACAAGGCGGGGATCAAGAGGGGCGTCATCTGGGATCTCGAGGTCGACGTCAACGCGGCCGGGAACCAGATCACGCCGCTGAATCCGGGGGCGCCGGCGCCCAATGTGCAGATGATCGAGGACCCGAGCTACGGGCCCTTCGAGAACGATCTGACCGTCGGCAACTTCAATCCCCTCGATTTCGCGAAGGACTTCGAGTGGCGGTACGACGGGCTCGAGGCCGTGCTGCTCGCGGCGCTCATGGGGACGGCCCCGGCGCCGGCGCAGTATTTCAAGTTCACGACCTCGAACAACAAGATTGACTTCGACGAGGGCGGGGCCGAGCTCACCGCCACGGTCGCCGTCGGCACCTATCCCGGGGCCGCGGCCGCGACCGCGATCGCCGCCGCCATGAACGCGGCCGTCGGCATCGCGTTGACCTACACCTGCACCTTCTCCTCGACCACCGGCAAGTTCACGATCGGGGCGGGCGGCGCGTTCGCCATCCACTGGAACACCGGCACGAACAAGCTCATCGACATCTCGGAGGTCTGCGGCTATAGCGACGTCGCGGACGACACGGGCGCCGCGTCCTACGTGGCCGACACCGTCGGCGTCGGCGGGGCGCTGAACTACCTCCACACCCTGACGCTCGCGGAGAAGGCCGCCGGGATCTTCTACTGCTATGCCGTCGAGATGGGCTCCAAGATCCACGTCATCCCATCGTTCAAAATCGCGAAGGGGACCTTCAGCCTCGACAACGGCCTCATCAAGGCGTCTTTCGGGCTCCGGGGCTCGAGGGTCATCGACGACTCCGCGATCATCACGGCGATGGCCGCGCTCACCATCCCGACGAACAAGCACCTCCGGGCGCTCTACAGCCAGGCCGTGTGGCGGATGAACAACCAAACGGGCGACGCCCTGGCCGCCGGCGACGAGATCCGGCCCAAGAGCTTCAGCTTCGACGCCCTCGAGCGGAAGTTCGACGGCGAGCATGGCTCCGCGAGCCGGGTCATCATCGAGCCCCGGGAGAACGGCAAGCCCTCCGTGAAGCTCACGCTGGAGTTCTCGCGGATGGACACGACGAACGCGGCCTACTTCGCGGCCTGGACCGCGGGCACGGAGAAGAAGCTCGACCTCACGATCACCGGCCCCGTCATCGAGGGCGCCTATTCCTACTTCATCAAGTTTGAGCTCCCGCGGCTCATCATCGAAAAGGTCGAGTACGCGGATTCTGAGATCATCCCGGCCAAGGTCGAGCTCCGGGCCTCCGTCGCGGACGCGGCGCCGACCGGCATGACCGGGCTCACAAACCCGATCAACATCAGCATCATGAACACCCGGGCGACGAGCCTGCTCGCTTAGCCCCAGGAGAGCACATGGAAGTCAAACGCATCAATCCCACGGCCACGGCAACCTTCAAGGTCAAGGCCCAGGGAGGCGGAGAGGAAACCATCACCTTTAAGGTCCGGATGCTGGGGCTTCACGAGATCCCTGACTACGTCCCCAAGGCAGAAAAGGGAGTCAAGCTCCGCCAGTCCAAGATCATCACCGAGGCGCTCATCGACACCGTCCTCGGCTGGGACATCACGCTCGACGGCCAGCCGATCGAGTGCAATGAGGCGAACAGGCGGGAGTGGCTCCCGTACCTCCTCGGCCTGAAGGTCATCCGGGAGGACGAGGGGCAACGGGACAAGTTCTCACTCGACGATATTCTCGGCATGGCGCTTCTGTATTTCGCCGGCGACCCGGAGAACTTCCTAAAAAACTGACGGCCTACCTCGACCTGTATCGGGACCTGGTCGAGCAACTCCTCAAGCCCGAGGACCACAGGCACGAGGTAGGCGACGACCGGAGCCGGTGCGCGAACTGCCGGCTGGACAGGGAATGGGACGAGATGAGCGACTTCGAGCGGTCCGCCTGGGACTGGTACTGCGATACCGCTACGGACTTCGCGCTCGAGGCCGGGATCGTCGCTCAAGAATTCAAGGATCTGCGGCTCAAGGGAAGGCTCAGGGCGATGTTCCTGAGAGCCGCGAGCGTCATCCATCGGACCTTCGAGCTCATCCGTGCTGACCAGGCGCGGCGGGCCAGGGAAGAGGCGCAACGCGGGAGATAGCCTTGGCGGATATCAAGTATCTCATCAGCGTCGACGAAAAAGGGGCGGTGACGTCCGTCAAGAATTTCGAAGGTGTCCTCGGCGACCTGGAGAAAACCTCCGGCAAGGCGAAGACGGCGCACGGCGGATTATGGAAGGACGTGGCCCTCGGCCAGTTCGCCTACGATGCGGCGCGGAAAGCCGGCCGGATGTTCGTCGATCTCATCCAGGATTCCGTCGGCGCGGCGATGGAAGCCGAACAAGCGGACAGCGCCCTGGCCTCGGCCCTCCTCACGACCGGCCGTAACGTCGATACTATCCTTCCCGGCCTCCGAGAGTTCGCGTCGGAAATCCAGGACCAGACCGTCTACGAGGATGATGCGGTCAAGTCCGCGATGGCCCTGGCGACTCAGCTCGGGAAAAACCTGAACGAGAACGGCATCAAAGCGGTGACCCGCGGGGCCGTCGGCATGGCGTCCGTCTTCAAGATCGACCTCCAAAGCGCGGTCCGCGCCGTGTCCTTGGGCTACGAAGGCAATTATACGGCTCTCGGCCGGATGATCCCGGAGATCCGAAACGCGAAGACGGAAGGCGAGAAGCAGACCGCGATGATGGGCTTTCTCGAGAAAGCCTACCAGCGGGCCAAGGATGAAACGAATACCTTCGCGGGATCTCTGAAACAGCTCGGGAATTCCTGGGGCGAGCTCAAAGAAACCGTCGGCAACGCCATCATCCAAAACCAGTCCGTCAAGGATGCTATCAAAGGCGTTAAGACGGAGGTCGATAAGCTCTCCAAATCGGATGACTTCAAACTCTGGCTGAGCGCCGCCGTCGACCTACTCGTCAAGGCAGGCAAGGCCGCCGGAACGTTCGCCGGCATGTGCAAAACGATGACGGAGGACATCTTTGGCGCGACCCGGGCCGAAGCGGATCTCAAGGAATCGACCTGGAAACTCCAGGATGCGCTCGAGCGGGCCGAGAAGGCCGGGCACAATTTTAACCAGCGGCAGCAAGAGAGCAAGGATAACGCCGAGAAAGTCAGGGCGGCCCTCGAGGCCGAGAAGAAGAAGGCCGACGAGCTGACGCTTGCGGTCCGGCAGCATGTCGAGATTGTCCAAAACAAATTCATCCCCACAGGCCAGAAGACGAAATACGTCATCGACGCGCTCGTGGATGCGTTGGCCAGAGAAAACGCGGAGATTGTCAATACCGCCATCCCGGCCGCGCGCGATATGACCGCCGTCCTCCAGGCGATGGGCCTGGAGGGCTTTGCTCCACTGCCCGGGGCGGCCGAGGAATCCACCAGCGTCGTTTCGCAGGCCTTCTCCGGCCTCTACAACGATATCGCCGAAGGCTGGGGCGACACGGTCGAGGAATGGCTGTCGGGCGGTACGACCTTCAAGGAATTCATGGGCGGGATCTTCGGCAATATCAAGGATTCGTTTTTCCGCATGGGCGGCGAGATGGTCACCGGGTGGACCCTGGGTTTTATCAAAGACCTAGTGACCAAAACGGACCAGGGATCGACGGCGGCCGCGGCGTCGATCACCGGGAAGCTCGGGACGGCCGTGACGGGCGTCGGCGGGGCGATCTCCAGCTTGGCCTCCGGAGTCGCTACCATTCTGCCGACGATCGCGCGGGCCATCGCTTCCGCCGCTCAGATACTGGCTGCCGCGGCCCCTCAAATCGCCATCGTCCTGGGGATCGCCCTCGCAGCCTACGCGGCCTTTGCGGCAATCAGTAAACTGCTCGGGGCCAGCAAGCAGACCGACGTGACCTATTGGCTCAAGCCGATCTCCGAGCGCGCTCAGGAGATCCGGGATTGGCTCTTTGCCAATTGCCAGGACAAGCTAAATTTCTACGCCACGGCCTTCGGTAACATCGGCGAATGGATGAACGATCAGCACGACACCATGAAGGACGTCGGGTATAACGTCCTGCCCGGGCACCTGTCGCTCATGGAGAGCTACCTTCGGGAGATCCAGAAGAATACCGGGAGCTCCGCGGACTCGCTCAAGCGCCTCGCGCCTGTCAAAGCGGCGTCCGGCTTCGAGGGCCTGGTCACCTCGCCGCGGCTCTTCCTCGCCGGCGAGGGCGGGCCGGAGCGGGTGAGCATCGCGCCCGTGAGCGCGGGCGGGCGCTCGTGCGCGGGCGGGGGCGGGACCCCTGCAGGGGTCGGTCAGCCGATCATGCTCTCCATCCCGATCTACCTCGGCACGCGGCTTATCCAGAACGAGGTCATCGAGATCGTGAACACGGGTTCCCATCTGGGCCTCGTCAAATTGAGTCCGAAGGCGATCGCCACCGGGAGATAACATGTTTTTAGTCCATAAGAATTACTGGCGGACGGCGACACCGGGGACCCCCAGCTCTCAGCATCCGCAATTCCCGTTGACGGATTCGAAGATCGACAACCTGAAGCAGATGTGGCGGACCCGCTACGGCACGGGCAGTGGGAACGGGACATTTGTCGTCGCGGCCGCGAATAAAAATATTGACTTCGACGAGGGCGCCGCCGAGCTCACGGCGGTCTTGACGGAGGGCACCTATAACGGGCTGACACTGGCTGCCGAGATGAAGATCCAGCTCGACGCTTCGGGGGCGCTCACCTACACGGTCGCCTACGATGAAGCCACGGCCCTCTTCACGATTGCGGCCACGGGGAATTTCTCGATCCATTGGAACACGGGGGCGCACAAGACGACGGACGTTTCGGCGCTCTGCGGATTTTCTGATGCCGCGGACGACACCGGGGCGGCC